AGCTGAACCGGGATCAGATATTATTGAAGAGTACTTCACAGAACTTGAGCATCCTGATGAGTTGAGGAAAGCGTTGCATGGTAATGCTCGTAAAGGAGCGTTAGCAATTTGTTCACAAGGCTTTCTTGGTCTTATTACCAGTAGGTCTCCTGTAGCTATAGAGTATGCAGATGGTATTACAGGATTTGCATGGACGGGTATTCATCTTAGAAATCAACTCAATGGAAATGGAACTGTAGGAGATGATTGGTCCTCACGTGATCCGAAGATTGTAGGACATGTTGACGATTTAACTGGTAAGTATCCTGAGATTGAGCCAGTTGTAGATGTTACTTAAAGTAAAGCGTGAACAAAAAAAGAAAAGAAGCAAAAGAAAAAAAAGCGGGGATTTAATAAGAAGTATTAATTCGCTACGCTCTGTCTTTGCGAAGTTATAAGAAAAAATTAACAAAATCACTATAAAATGGAATTATCTTTAGACTCAGGTATATATTACATTGTAAGTAGCTTTGATGCAACATATTATATTGGAAGTACAAAGAACTTCCACAGGAGAGAGGTACAGCACTTCTCTGACTTGAGAGGTGGACATCATCCTAACATGCACTTACAGAACGCTGTAAACAAGTATGGATTGGATAAGTTTACCTTTAAGATCATGGAGAGGGTTGAACCAAAGAAGATTCTACTGAGAGAGCAGGAGTATCTGGATGATGCAAACTGGAATCATCTATATAATATGAACCGGAAAGCGGAATCAGGTGGATCAGACTATACACGGAAACGTGTGGTGCTTCTTAATCTCGATGGTTTCGTTGTCGAAGAATTTGCTTCAGCTCAAGATGTCATGAGATACTTTGGTGGTACTACTCAGATAAGTAACCTCAATACAGACATGGTACATTACAGAGCATACAGGGTAGTGACGTTTGATTTCTACAATAGTCATTATGATGATATAATCATGTGGAAGAATCATACGAATGATAACCTTAATAGAGAATTGATACAAGAGAGAATTGACAAGATTAACTATCACAGGACTGAAGGGGTAGGAATAAAGACTACATACAGTAGTGCAGAACCAGAAAGATTTGCCAACGGTGCATTCTAATCATTGTCTGTCGAAGAATTAAAGAGTAGTTTGCTCTTGTATATTGATGCATTAGTAGTATCTTTATATTAATCATATGTAAATTGTTTTAGTTACACAACCCTCTCTCCGAAACCTCCTGTTCTTAATGGACAGGGGGTTTTATTTTATACTTTTCATTGTGTAGTCTAATAAAAAGTATTATCTTTACATCATGGAGAAAGTAGTAAGGTTAATCAACATTCTTGATGAGAACACCGTAGATAAGCTGGTCATGCTTGACAGGCTGGTGAAGCTCTATGCAAGATTCCTAGACAAATGGAAGGTAGCAGAAGTTACCTCAAATGGTACTGTCGTGAGGGTGAAGTTCACCTTTGTAGATAAGTATGATCGTGAGTCCTTCACAGAGAGAGAGTTCCCTATGGAGGATGTCGATAAGAGGATCAGTGCTTACAAGCGTAAGATCAAGAAAGTATTTGCTGAACGTCACGATAACGTGCGTATCCAGCGAGAGAAAGACGTTTATAAATGGGAAAAAATGATTAAGGATGCCAGAGTTTAAATGTAACAATGAAGACTGCTCCGAGAAGGGGAAAGTCGAGTTAATTCCACATGTAAGATTTAAATGGAATGAAAGTACACGGAAATTTGAAGCTGACGAAGAACTATGTTCAAGTTGTGGACAACGAAGGGAGACCGTTAGGGAAGCTGGTCCAATACAAGTTCCTTACTTTAAAGGTGAGAATGCGAAAAATTACAACAACAAAACAATTAAAAAGTATGACTATGACCATGAGGCGGCTAACGCTACCACAGCTCCGCTTTATGCGAAGCAATAACGTGAAGAGAATCAAGCTGATTGACAGCGAGATACAAAGCAGGATGTCTGCTAACAAACCATTTTATATGAATAAACATAAATTGAAAAAATGACAACAAAAGAAGGAGCACTCCCACAAGGAGCTGAAATCAAAGAGAAGGTAATGTCTAAGGCTGAGATCAATACTTTGCAACGTGCAAAGGCTGCACAGCAAAAGGCAGCAATAACAGAACTTGCTGACTATAAGAAGCGTGTACGTAGTTCGAATGAACTGAAACAACTTCAAGTAACTGAACTTTTACTGAATATCCAGTATTACAAGAACAAGAAAGAGTGGATGGACCTCGCACCTGAGATGCAGAAGCTTGAGGAACGTGAGCAGAAGCTCGTAGCAGAGGAAAAGGAACGTATGCAGAGGGAAGCTGATGAAGCTCAGAAAGCATCAGAAGAATTGAAAACACCTAATATCGTAAGTGTAGGTGGTGGAAAACCTAGAGCTAAGTAATAATTTTGTATCTTTATAAGATGAAAAGAATTGAGACAAGGGATAACGAGTTTTTAGAGCAGTTTCGAGCATCGCTTCGAAGCTCGTTTCCCGATGCTCTACATTTTAAAGTAGATTACTATCTAGGAGAAAATCAAGGCGTTAGAGGACTTTACTTTGTAATATCATCAAAAGTCGGCACAGTCTTTACAAGAATTAAACCTCTTGGTAGAAGTCAAGTGGTTGCGGACGTTGAAGAAGAGTTTATGAATGAAGTTATCGACAGTCTAGTAATGACCGGAGTAACGTTTGCAAACCTGAAAGAATTTGAAAGCATTAGCCCTGAGAGGGTTAACCATGAAGTTCTTGCTAAGAGTTTCATGCATACTGCTCCACGTAAAATTATATTCTTAAACTAATGAAACCAGTATCATTTAAAGTTGACACAAGCCCGGACAAGTATTTTCATCAGCTCATAGAGGTGTTGAAGATATTTCCCCCGTTTAGTCAATTAAGAAAAAGGCAACGAGAGGCGTTTGCAGAGATATTGTACCAGTTCTATGTGTTTCGTAATGAGAGTGAGGATGTTAGAGAACGCTTAGTCTTCGATTACAAGACCAAAGATGAGATCGCTACCAGACTTGGTATTTCGAAAGGCAACCTATACAATATATATAAGGAGCTTAGACAACTTAAAATTCTGACGAAAGAAGGAATCAACCCGAATTTCAAATATGGGTACTTACAATTTGATACAGTCACCTTCAATTTTCAGGAAAAGTCATGATTAACAAATACTTAACCAGATATATTAATCACCAAAAACAATAAGAATGAAAGTAGTACACCAATACAATAAGGAAACAGGAGAGTATCTTGATTCTTTTGTAAATGCTTCAGACGCAGCAAAGGAGACGAAAGCAGATCAATCTCATATCAGGAAAGCTGCTCTTGGGCAGAGAGGTTCAACAGGAGGATTTAAATGGAGTTATGAGAGAGCCGACAATATTGCTGAGACTAATGTGGTTCGCATGTATGCGATACAGAGAGGGATTGACCCGGACACGATAGTCAAATCAAAGGTCTCAGAAGGTAGAGACGGAATGGACCGAATAACAATCGAGACTAAACCTAAGTCCCTTATAACAATAACTGATGTAACTGTAGAAGCTTTTCAGAAGAGACAGAAATCTCTACAACGCAAGACCGACGAACTCAACGTCACCAAGAAACATTTCAGGGAGTATGCGAGAGTGGAGAACGCTCTGACTGCCTTGAACGAAGCTCTAAATGAGCAACTTACCAACCAAACATTCAAACCTGTTACCTATAAGCACCCTGATAAGAAGGGAACTGTGCTGGTCGTGCAAGTCACTGACCTTCACCTTAACGAGCTTGTGGAGATGCCTGATAATGAGTATGGATTTAAGGTTGCTGCACAGAGACTTCAGAAGTATGCTCACACTATTCATCAGATGGCTAAGGTCTATGATGTTACAGATATTGTCGTAGCGATAACCGGAGACCTTATTAACTCTGACAGAAGGTTGGATGAAATGATGCACATGGCAACCAACAGGACTAAGGCTTCTTTGATTGCAACAGAAATTTTATTTCACTTCTTGCAGGATATTAATCGTGCAGCGAACCTCAAAATACTGAGTGTCAGTGGTAATGAGTCGAGAGTGAAGGATGATTTTGGATTTAGTGAATTTACAATGTCTGATAATTATGACTATCTTATATTCAATATGCTGAAGAAACTATTCAGAGACTCACAAGGAGTTGAGTTTGTAGATGGTGATCCGGTAGAACAAGTAATCAATGTTAACAACAGTAATATACTCGTAACTCATGGAACTGGAATTAGAGAAGGACAAGGTGCTATGCAACAAGTATTCGGTAAGTATGCCGCTAAAGGCATTCTTCTTGATTACGCTATATTTGGTCATATTCATTTTACTAATATTACCGATATATATAGTCGTTCAGGTAGTCTTATTGGTAACAATGTTTATAGTGACAGAGGTCTCAACCTTATTACGAAAGCTAGTCAAGTACTGCATGTCATTGAGACGGACGGTACTATCAATTCGCTCAAGGTAGGGTTGCAGTATGCGTCTGATTATGAGGGTTATGACATCGACGATGATCTGACCGCTTATAATTCTAAACTCGCAGATAACACGAAACAAAGAACAACAATAGTTAAAGTAATAATCTAATGGATTGTCCAAGATGTGAATCAGTAGGAAGAAAGCCGAAGATGGGAATATTCGATATGATCGGACCCAATGGAATCAAAATGACAATTTGTCCAACTTGTTACGACGAGATCGTAGAGGAACAAGGAGGATGTGAATATTTTGCAACGCAGTATGAGAACGAAGAGGACTAAGGGATACATCGAAGAAACAGCAAACGAGCATGGAGTCGGGTCAAACCAAGTGAAGGAAATCACTGACTCTATGTTCGAATTTGTTGCTGAAGTAATGTCTGAGGGAGACCGGAAGAGATTGGACTTCCCTGAGATACGTCTCATGAAGTGGGGAGTATTCAAGGTTAAAGAAGGAAAGAGGAAACAATTTGAAAAAATAAATAATGAAAAATCTAATAACACTGGAACGTAATGTTCTAATAATCGCCCCTGAAGCATTGGTTGTCCGAGAATTTCAGAAGATTTGGAAGAGGGATAAGACAAAGGCGAAGGAAAGAGCATTGAAGGAACTTGCGTATGTGTACCATACGACTGATTTTCAGTCCATTTACAGGAACTATCATGAGAACATACGTAATGGAAAGATCATACTTGACCTATTTGGTACTAAGGATTGGAGTCCTGATCCTGATATTATAATCGCTCAAGACAAGTATGCAGCCCTTCAGACTACTCTGTCGATGGAACTGTTGAGTGATGCAGAGATGGGACTGACTAAACTCAGGGATTATTTTCGTGAAGCAAACTTTGAAGAAGATGAGAACGGAGTAGCAGCAAAGAATTTTATCGCTAACATCAGATCGTTAGGCGATGTGGTTAAAGGAATGAAAACTCTACGTGAAGAGGTAGAGAAGGAACTTAGTGATAACATGCAGATGCGTGGTGGATCAAAAGTCGGACTACGTGAAATGCCACCAGACCAACGATAATGGAAGAGAAAGAAAACTTAGACAAGACCTCCTGTTCAAAATGTGGATACAGAAAGACCGGAGGACCACTATATAAATGCTTTGGAATACCAATGTGTCCGGTAACAAGAAAGAACCCTGCTTTAGATAACTCAGCATAATGGACTTACAACTAGTAGAGAAACCCAGTATAGTAGTAGCGAAACCTTGGACGGGAGTACCTAATCCACTTGCAAACACAGAGCAACCGTATTTGAAGTTTGTCAATAGTGCTGTATTTCAGGAAGATGGAAGACACTTTTTGAAGAACGGTTATTATACAAATGCTCCGTTTGGATCGAAAGACTACAATGATTATTGGGATATTCAGGAACATAGAATCATGCATGGTTATGAAGTAGGAGGTATCAGGGTAACAGGTCGCCACTACTTTTATTTGAACTTCTGTCTGATCAAGGCGAGACCAATTGATCCCGTAACAGGTGCAGAGAAGAAGGGAGAGAATCGTAAGATTATCACATTGCCTCGTTTCTTGGATCATAACTACTACTGGTTCAATGAGTTCGAGAGACATACTGCTGAAGGACCACATAGAGGGGGAGAGAAGAAAGGAATGATCATCGCTAAGAGTAGGCGCAAAGGATTCACCTATCAGGTAACTGGTGGAGTGTATGCGTACAACTTCAATTTTGTTCCTGCTTCAATGAATATACTTGCAGCTTATGAGAAGGGTCACTACAAGGTAACTCTTGATGGTATTCATTTCAGTATGAACCATGTCAACAAAGCTACAGATTGGGGAAAGAAGAGAGACAAGTTGAACAAACGTGATCACTTCAGAGCGTCATTTGTAATGAAGAATGAAATGACCGGAGTGGAGATCGAAGATGGTTACATGTCTGAGATTCAAGCAGTCTCATTTAAAGACAACCCTTTCAAATCTATTGGAGAATCTACTGACATCATGGGATTTGAGGAAGCTGGTAAGTTCGAACACCTACTGACAGCTTATACAATCTCAGAGCCTACCTTCCGAGATGGAGATATTATAACAGGAACTCCTTTGATTTGGGGAACTGGTGGAGACATGGAAAAGGGTACAGCAGACTTTGCTGAAATGTATTACGA